GGCAGGTCCAGTCAAGACTGAAATCGTTGGCAAAGAAACGCCAGAGAAAAAAGAAGCGGCAATGCGTGTCCAAAACGACATGAATTACCAAATCACAGATGTGATGGTGGAGTACAGACCTGAGACCGAACGCATGCTTTGGGGCTTGGGACTAGCAGGTAATGCTTTCAAGAAGGTCTACTACGACCCCAACATGGAACGCCCTGCGGCTATTTTCCTCCCAGCAGAAGACGTGGTTGTGCCTTATGGAGCGTCTAATCTTGAGAGTGCAGAACGTGTTACCCATGTTATGCGGAAAACAGAGAATGAAATCCGCAGATTGCAGGTTGGGGGTTTCTACTTAGATTGTGATTTGGGTGAACCCAACAACACAATGGATGAGGTAGAAAAGAAGATTGCCGAGAAGATGGGCTTTCGGGCTACTACCGATGACCGTTACAAACTATTGGAGATGCACGTCAACCTTGACCTAGAGGGCTACGAGCACAAAGGAAAAGATGGTGAACCTACTGGTATTGCTTTACCGTATGTTGTTACGGTTGAAAAGGGTAGCAGGAAGTGTTTGTCTATCCGCAGGAACTGGCAAGAAGACGATAAGACTTACCAGAAGAGAACGCACTTTGTCCATTATGGATACGTGCCGGGCTTTGGCTTTTATTGCTTTGGGCTTATCCATCTTGTCGGTGCTTTTGCTAAGTCTGGCACTTCTCTTATTCGCCAATTGGTGGACGCAGGAACATTGTCAAACCTTCCCGGTGGCTTCAAAACTCGTGGTCTGCGAGTCAAAGGTGACGACACACCAATAGCGCCAGCAGAATTCCGTGACGTAGATGTTCCGTCTGGAACTATCAAAGACAACATAATGACGCTCCCCTACAAGGAGCCAAGCCAAGTCTTGATGTCCTTGCTCAACCAAATCGTGGAAGAGGGGCGTAGGTTTGCAGGGGCGGCTGACATCCAAGTGTCGGACATGTCGGCTAACTCTCCAGTGGGTACAACTCTAGCAATCCTAGAGAGAACCATGAAGGTAATGAGTGCGGTACAAGCCCGTATCCATTACTCTTTGAAACAAGAGTTGCGCCTCCTCAAAGACATCATTCGGGACTACACACCAGAGGAGTATCCATATGAACCTACGCAGGGTGATAGACAGGCTAAGAAATCCGATTACGACATGGTGGATGTTATTCCCGTGTCAGACCCGAACGCTGCTACGCTATCGCAGAAGGTTGTCCAGTATCAAGCGGTTATCCAATTGGCGCAAACAGCGCCTCAACTCTACGACCTAGCCTATTTACATCGCCAGATGCTGGATGTTTTGGGTATTAAGAACGCAGAGAAGTTGGTGAAACTGGACGATGACGCACAACCGCTAGACCCAATCAGTGAAAACATGAATTCGGTCAACGGCAAACCAATGAAGGCGTTCATCTACCAAGACCACGATGCCCACATTGCAGCACATCAGGCGTTTATGACCGACCCCGTGGTGATGAAGACTTTGGGACAAAACCCACAAGCCAACCAAATCATGGCGGCTCTCCAAGCGCACATGGCAGAGCACTTGGGATTCCAATACCGCTCCCAAATCGAGAAACAACTGGGCGTTACCTTGCCAGAGCCAGACAAGCCATTGCCAGCCTCTGTCGAAGTTCAACTTTCTCGCTTGGTTGCCACCGCCAGCCAGCAGTTACTGGAAATCCACAAGGGACAAGCGGCTCAACAGAAGGCTCAAGAGCAACAACAAGACCCACTTATCCAGTTGCAACAGGCAGAACTGCAAGTCAAACAGCAAGATGCCCAGCGAAAAATGCAAAAAGATGCTACCGATGCACAAGCAAAGACGGCTCAAATCGAGACCGAGCGCATGCGTATCCAGCAACAGGCTCAACTAGAGCAAATGAAAATCCAAGCAGAGGCGGAGCGCCATGCAATAGAGAGCCAAGAGAAGATGGCTCTAGAAAAACTACGTATGGGAGTAGACGTAGCCAAAGAAAATGCCCGAATCAATAAAGGCAACACATGAACGAAAAAATCCTAAAACTTCTGTCTGAAAAGATAGATGACAAAGTGGCACAACTTCAAGAAGCCTTGGGTAGCGGAAGCGCCAAAGACTACGTGGAGTACAAAGCAATGGTCGGAGAGATAAAAGGTCTTCTCACTGCCCGTTTAAACATCCAAGACCTACAAAAAAACCTTGAGGAGTCTGATGACGACTGAAATCCTACTGGCTACCAATCCAGACAACCCCGTAATCATTGGTTCAATCAACAAAACTGTTGAAGAAAAAGCAAAACAACTTCCCAAACCCAGCGGATATCACATTCTTTGTGCTATTCCAGAGGCTGAAGAAGAAATCGATGGCTCCGACATGGGTTTAATCAAAGCCCAAGAGACCATGCGATACGAAGAAATGCTTACTACCGTCCTTTTTGTAGTGGATTTAGGTCCAGATTGCTACAAAGATGCTACCCGCTTCCCCTCTGGAGCGTGGTGCAAGAAAGGCGACTTTGTCCTTGTACGTCCTAACTCAGGCTCACGTCTTGTCATTCATGGCAAAGACTTCCGCATGATTAATGATGACTCGGTTGAAGGTGTGGTAGACGACCCCAGAGGAATCAAACGCAAATAAGGAGCGTACAAATGGCAGAATTTGAAAAACCCGGCTTTAAATTTCCAGACGAGGGGACAGAAATTGTCGCCAGAGAGGGAGAAGAGAAGGACGATGTCAAAATCGAGATAGAAATCGAGGATGACAGACCAGAACAAGACAGAGTAGACCCGCTTCCTGAGAATGTAAAGGAAGAACTCTACGATGACGAGATGACCGACTACTCGGCAAAGGTTAAAAAGAAACTTTTGCAGATGAAAAAGTTGGCTCACGATGAAAGACGTGAGAAAGATGCCGCAATGCGGGAGCAGCAAGAGGCTTTAGCGTTCGCTCAACAGGTGATTGAAGAGAATAAAAGACTCAAAAGCCACCTAAATGAGAACGAAAAGAGCATTTTGCAAAGCGTTTCCAAGAACGTTGAGATGGAAATGGAGCAAGCAAAGCGTTCATATCGAGAGGCTTACGAGTCTGGCGATACTGAAAAAATGCTTGAAGCCCAGCAAAAACTCACCGATGTGGCGTTAAGGCAAGAAAAAGTTAAAAACTTTAAGCCAACCCCTTTACAAACAGAAACTCCTGTAGTACAAACTAGGCAAGAGGCGGTAACACCTCGTGCTGACCCCAGCGCAGTTGCTTGGCAACAAGAAAACGGTTGGTTTGGTCAAGATAAGTTGATGACTGGAATGGCGTTAGCCTTACACGAACAACTTAAAGACGAAGGCGTGGTGTTATCATCACAAGAATACTACAGGCGTATTGATGAAACGATGCGTCAACGGTTCCCAGAGAAATTTGAGACCGACAGACAGAATCAAAACGAGTACTCTCGTACAAGACCAAGCACGAACGTTGCACCAGCAACTCGTAGCACAGCCCCCAAGAAAATAAGATTGACCCAATCTCAATTGGCTATTTCTAAAAAACTTGGACTTTCCCCTGAACAATACGCACAAGCAGTGCTAAAAATGGAGTCTTAATATGGCGACCAACAGAAAACCCCGTGAACTTGAAGACCGTGTATTGGCGGAGCGCCCCAAGCAGTGGATGCCCCCAGAACTCTTGCCAGAACCTGACAAAGAACCGGGATACAAGTACAGATGGATTCGTGTTTCTCTTTTGAACAATGCTGACCCACGTAATATTTCCAAAGCAATGCGGGAAGGTTATGAGCCAGTGAAGATTGAAGAGCAACCGAAGTTTAGACTGCTAATCGACCCCAATAGCCGTTTTAACGGCAATATTGAGATTGGTGGGTTATTGCTTTGCAAGACTCCTGAAGAGTTTGTTGAACAACGTGCGAAATACTACGATGATTTAACAAGACAACAGACGGAGGCTGTGGACAACAACCTTATGCGCCAAAGTGACCCAAGGATGCCGCTATTTAAAGAAAGCAAGTCCTCGGCAAGTTTTGGCAAAGGAACTTAATTTTTAGGAGCACTAAATGGCTTATCCCGTTGTTTCAGCCCCTTACGGGCTAAAACCGATTAACCTAATCGGTGGACAAGTATTTGCGGGTTCTACTCGTGAATATGCAATCCCTTATGGATATTCGACTAGCATTTTTTACGGTGATATTGTTGGATTGACCCGTGGTAATGTTCAGCGTTTATCTGTCTCTACTGGTACTCTTGGTACTGTTACAGGCGTTTTCTTGGGCTGTTCTTATACAAACCCAACCACCAAACAAAAGCAGTTTGCTCAATACTGGCCCGCTTCTACAGCAGCCGGTGACGCAGTGGCTATTGTTTGTGATGACCCTGACACAGTGTTCAAGGCTGTCGTTTGTTCTGCCACCACTGCTGTTGCTTCTGGTGCTCGTGCAATGATTGGTCAAAACTTGGCTATGATTAACAACACCGGCAACTCAAACACTGGTGATTCTGCTAACGCTTTGTTGGCTCCAAGTGATACACCAGCAACTACTGATGCACTCCCAGTGCGTGTTTTGGGCTTAGTGCCTGATACCGTTGTCACTTTGGGTACTGCTACCTATACCAGCATTTCTACCGCTACTGTTACCTGCTCTGCATTGCCTTTCGCACTGCCTGTTGGTACGGACGTTGGTTCACTTGCTTCTAATGGTCAGTACATCCCTTCGGGTTCGTTTGTTGATACAGCAGCCTCTGCTGGCGCAACATCGTTTATCTTGAACCAAGCCCCTATTGCTGCTTTTGCCTCTAGTTCTACGCTTGTGTTCGCACAGTACCCAGAGTTGCTGGTTAAGTTGAACTTCGGTCAACACCAGTACTACGCTGCTACCAGCATCGCCTAATAAGGAGTAACTTAAAATGGCTATTTCACGTGCACAACTACTAAAAGAACTCCTTCCCGGCTTAAATGCGCTGTTTGGTTTGGAGTACGCTCGTTACGGTGAAGAACATAAAGAGATTTATGAAACTGAAACCTCTGAGCGTTCATTTGAAGAAGAGACAAAACTGTCTGGCTTCTCTGCTGCTCCTGTCAAGAACGAAGGCTCTGCCATCGCTTATGACAATGCTCAAGAGGCATGGACTGCTCGCTACAACCATGAGACTATCGCTCTTGGCTTCTCCTTAACTGAAGAAGCAATTGAAGATAACTTGTATGACTCATTGTCTGCACGTTATACCAAGGGTCTGGCTCGTGCTATGGCTTATACCAAGCAGGTTAAAGCGGCAGCAGTTTTGAACAATGGTTTCTCTGCCCAGTTTACTGGCGGTGATGGCGTTGCTCTCTTCTCTACAGCCCATCCTTTGGTCTCTGGCGGTACTAACGCTAACACCCCATCAACTCAGGCAGACTTGAACGAAACTTCGTTGGAAAACGCAGTTATCGCTATTGCTGGCTGGACTGATGAGCGTAGTTTGCTGATTGCTGCTAAACCTAAGAAGTTGGTTGTTCCTCCTGCTCTTCAGTTCGTTGCAACTCGTTTGCTTGAAACTGAATTGCGTGTTGGTACAAACAACAACGACATCAACGCTATCAAGAACAACGGTTCGATTCCAGATGGTTACACAATTAACCACTTCTTGACCGACACCAATGC